GAGCAATAGGTGTCGTAAAGAACATAGGGTTTGCTTTGGCGATTGGAGGTGTAAGTGAAATGTTATTTCCTTTACCGCAACCACAAGAATTTAACAATGAACAAGATCCTAGAATATCATTTAGTTTTTCTGGAGTGCAAAATACATCAAGAGCAGGAACTAGCCACCCAATAGTTTACGGAGAGATAGTTACTGGATCGGTTGTAATCTCAGCAGGAATTGACACTAATCAGGTATCAGCATGACGAATAAAATTATTAGAGGAGCAGGTGGTCCTCCTCCTCGTCCTCCACAACCTACTAGAGCACCAGATACATTAAATAGCAGACAGTTTGCATCAATACAGGATTTACTATCTGAAGGTGAAATAGAAGGTTTTGCCACCCCATCGAAGGCAGGATTAGCAAAAGGAACTACAGCTTATAACAACGCAGCGTTGAAAGATGTATTTTTAAATAATACTCCTGTTTTAAATGCCAATGCTAATAACGCAAGTCCACAGACAGCAGATTTTAATTTTCAGAACGTAGAATTTACACCTCGTTTTGGAACGTCAAGTCAACAACATATTCCAGGTATTGAAAGTAGTCAATCAACAACTGCTGTTGGAGTTACAGTTACAAATTCTTCTCCTGTCACTCGTCAGATAACTAATACTGCTGTTGATGCTGCAAAAGTTACGATTACATTTCCGCAGCTACAAAAAGCTACTGATGAAGGTGATTTATTAGGTTCTTCTGTCAATCTAAAAGTACAAGTTCAATATAATAACGGTGGTTTTACAGATGTAATAGATGACACGATTACAGGTAGGACTGCTGATGCGTACCAAAAAGAATACCGTGTTTCATTTACAGGTTCTTTTCCTGTTGATATCAGAGTTGTAAGAGTCACAGCAGATAGTACGGAATCAAATCTTGTTGATGCTTTTACATGGACTAGTATTAGTGAAATTGTTGATGATAAACAACGATATTTAGATAGTGCTTACACAAATCTAAGAATAGATTCTGAACAGTTTAGTTCTATACCAAAAAGAGCTTTTCGTATTCGTGGCGTAAAGGTAAGAATACCAGGTGCAGGTGCTTCTAGTTCTGGAACTCCTACTGTTGATTTACAGACAGGAAGAATAATTTATCCAAGTGGTTATATTTTTAACGGTACTATGGGTGCTGCTCAATGGTGTTCTTGTCCTGCTTTAATATTGCTTGATCTTCTTACTACCGAAAGATATGGATTTGGAACGCATATCACAGACAGCAATTTAGATTTATTTAGTTTTATTGCTGCCAGTAAGTATGCTAATGAGTTAGTAGATGATGGTTTTGGAAGTCAGGAAGCTAGATTTAGTTGCAATGTAAATATACAAGGATCAACAGAAGCATTTACTTTGATAAATGAATTAGCAGGAGTGATGAGATGTTTTCCTATTTGGTCTGAGGGTTCTGTAACACTTTCACAAGATAGGCCTACCGACCCAAGTTATTTATTTAGCTTGGCAAATGTAGGAGAAGGCGGGTTTAGTTATTCAGGCAGTAGCTTAAAACAAAGGCATACAGTAATAAATGTTAGTTATTTCAATATGGACAGCAGAGAAATAGATTATGAAGTTGTAGAAGATACAACTGCACAAAATAAATTAGGAGTAATAAAGAAGGATGTAAAAGCTTTTGCCTGTACTTCTCGTGGTCAAGCTCAAAGATTAGGTAAAGCGATACTATTCAGTGAACAACAGGAAACCGAGGTAGTTAATTTTACAACATCAATAGATGCTGGAGCGATTGTAAGACCTGGATCTGTTATTTCTGTTAATGATCCTGTTAGAAGTGAGAAGCGAAGAAGTGGTCGTATAAAATCTGCTACAACCACTTCTATAACAGTAGATAACATAAAGGATCTTGATACTTTTACAGGTACAAATAAAAAATGCAGTGTAATATTACCAGATGGATCAGTAGAAACAAAAAATATACTCAGTGTTGTAAATGGAGTAATTAGTTTAGATTCTGCTTTATCTACAACACCTAATGAAAATAGCATTTGGCTTATACAAAGTTCAACTTTAGAAGCACAAACTTTTAGAGTTATCACTGTTGAAGAACAAGACGGTATTAACTTTGCAATAACAGCCCTTACTTATGTTGATGGTAAATACAACAATATTGAACAGGGAATAAGTTTACCTCCAAGAAATATCTCGCTTTTAAATGAACCCAAAAATCCTCCAACCAATGTTCAAGGACAAGAAAGAATTATTATTGTAAATGCTTTGGCCGTACCAAAAATAATAGTATCTTGGGTTTCTGTTACAGGTGTCAGTCAATATCTTGTTCAATATAGGTTTAACAATACAAACTGGGTAAGTGAAATTGTTTTTAGGCCAGATTTTGAATTATTAAATACTGAAGCTGGTGCTTATGAGTTTAAAGTTTTTTCATATAATGCAGCATTACAATTATCTGCCACTTCAAGTGATGTGGTTGTTAATGCTAGAGGTAAAATAGACCCACCTGGTAATGTTCAAAATTTATCTTTAGAACCTATTACTAATAAATTAGTACGATTAAGGTGGAACAGATCTATTGATGCTGACGTCATACATGGTGGTCGTGTTTATGTAAGGCACAGTAATTTGACTGATGGTAGTGGAAATTTTCAAAATTCAGTTGATCTTGTAACTGCATTACCTGGAAATAGTACTGATGCTATAGTGCCAAGCTTAGACGGAGAGTATATTTTAAAATTTCAAGATGACCAGGGAAACTTCAGTACTGGAGAAACCAGTGTCATTCAAGACCTACCTGATCTTGTAGATACTCAGGTGATACTAGAAGATAGAGAGGATTTAGATACTCCTAAATTTCAAGGTAATAAGATAAATACTATTTTTAGCAGTGCAAATGATACGCCACCAGGAACAGATGCTTTGCAACTTACTGATCCGTCAGTTGTGAAAACAGGAACTTATGTACAGAATAATGGCAGCAATGCTAATGTCGCTGGTACGGTTATAACTATCACCAGTTCATCTCATGGTATAGCTGTAGGTGAATTGCTGAAATTCAATTTTACTGGTGGTCAAGCTGTAACTAGCGAATATACTGTTATTTCTGTTCCCAACGCAAATACTTTGACAATTACATCTACTAATAGTGTTGTGACGAATGGAAATGTATCTATAGATAGAGGTCTAAGAGGAATATATGAATTTAAGGACATATTAAATTTACAAGGAGTATTTTCTCTTGACTTAAAAAGAGTTATACGTTCTGTAGGTTTTAGTATAGGAGATGATATAGAAACTTTAATTCCAAATGATCCCCCAGAATTAGGTGGTCCTGCTGATGGAGGCTGGGATAACTACGCTACTGATGGAAACTTTGATGGAGCAGCAGCTAATGAAGCTAATTGCGAAATACAAGTTGCAACATCACAAACAGGGTCAGGTAGTTTTGGTCCTTTTAATAATTTTGCTAATGGTACATATAAAGGTCATAGATTTAAATTTAGATTACTCTTAATTTCTACAAGTACCACTCAAAACATGAATGTACAGGAAGCGGGATATTTTGCAGAGTTTCAATCTAGGACGGAACAGAATTATCAAACAGGAAGTGGCACTTCTACCGCACCACAACAATCGGGTACTTCAGCAAAAACTGTAACATTCGGAACTCCATTTTTTGTAGGTATAAGCACAACTATAGGAGGTTCAAATGCTTTCTTGCCGAGTGTTGGCATCACAATACAAAATGCTCAAGGCGGTGACTTTTTTACCGTAACAAATGTATCTGGGACGGGATTTACTATTACTATAAAAAATAAAGACACATCAGGTAATGAAACTTTTGTTAATAGGACATTTACATTTCAAGCTGTCGGTTATGGTAAAGGGGTGTAAAATAAAAGAAATTGCTAGTTAAATGAGTCAAGTAGGAGATTACGATATAGCTAATGCTTCGGGAGCTTCTGTAAGAAGTGACCTTAATTTAGTATTTGATGCAGTAAAGACTTGTAACTCAGGACCGAATGACCCTCCCAATCCAACAGATTTTATGTTGTATGGTGATTCAGGTGATAATAAATTAAAAATATATGATGGTTCGCAATTTAGACCCATAGGAGAAGTTAACAAAGATAATCTAGGTCTTTTACCAAGATCAGGTGGTACGTCTGTTCCTATGACAGGTCAACTAATAGGTGATGATGCTTCTGGTTCTGGCAGTCCAGCTTTTGCCTTTGATAATAATGCTGATACTGGAATGTTTAGATCAGGACCAAACGCTATAGGGTTTTCTACTGCTGGAACGTCAAGAGTTGTTATAAGTAATTCTGGTTTAGATATTACAAATGGATTGCCATTAAGATTGCAAGATTCTAGCGGTGCTCCTTTTGTTGGTTTAAAATCTCCAACCTCAGTAAGTAGTAACATTACTTTTAGCTTACCTGCATCAGATGGTAATGCTGGAGAGTTTTTACAAACTGATGGTTCTGGTAATTTAAGTTTTTCAGCAGCAGGAGGAGCACAGGGAGGTGTACCTTCTGGGGCTGTATTTTGTATGGCAGTAGCTACTGTTCCTTCTGGATATTTAGAATGTAATGGAGCAGCAGTTAGCAGAACTGGTTATGCAGCTTTGTTTGCTGTTATTGGTACGCAGTATGGAGCAGGTAATGGAAGCTCCACATTTAATTTACCTGATCTAAGGGGTGAATTTGTAAGAGGTTTTGATAATGGGCGAGGTATTGATAGCGGTAGAAGTATTAGTGCTACTCCTCAATCAGATCAAAATAAACAGCATAATCACACAGCTTCTTCAAGTGTTAATGATTCAGGTCACGTTCATGGAACGACCTTTGATAATAAAAAATACTTTCCAGGTGGAAATTCAACAACTGTTAACTATGGTGGTCCAGGTGAATATCCAGCCGATATTTTTAGTATGAGCAGTGCAACAACAGGAGTGACAGTTGCGACTTCTATAGGCAATGATGGAGGAGGAGAAACTAGACCTCGCAACATAGCTATGATGTATGTAATAAAGACTTGATTATGTTAATTCGATTTGTGAGGCTCAAACAATGACAACCGTAAAAACTGGTGTTAAGAACTTTAAGATTGATCGTAGAGCAGACTTTCCTCTACGTTTAATATTTAAGGATGCTAATGGTACGGCTGTTAATATCACTGGATTTACGGTTGCAGCACAGGTCTGGAACGATGATCGTAGTACAAAATTTGCTGATTTTTCTGTCACCTATACCGATAGAGCCAATGGAACAGTGGATTTAAAATTAAGTGATACTGATACTGCCAACTTTTCTGTCAATATACTTAGATATGATGTTTTGTTAACAGATCCCAGTGGAGATAAAATGTATTATTTAGAAGGTACACTATTTGTAAGTCAAGGTTACACAACATGAGTTCATCAAATCCTATAACCATTGTAGAAATCGTTACTCAAGGACCGCAAGGGCCAGCAGGTGCAGATGGAGCACAGGGGCCACAGGGAGAAGGTTCTGCAACAGTTGCTATAGGTACAGTAACTACAGGAAACGCTGGTTCTTCTGCGACAGTTACTAATAGCGGTACTACAACAGCATCTATATTAAATTTTACGATTCCTAGAGGTGATACTGGAAACACTGGGAGTCAGGGAATACAGGGTGTAGCTGGAAATGATGGTTCAGATGGTGCGGCTGCAACAGTATCAGTGGGTTCTACTACAACTGGAAATGCTGGAACTAATGCGTCAGTAACAAACTCTGGAACGTCTAATGCAGCAACTTTAAACTTTACAATTCCTAGAGGTGATACGGGAGCTACTGGTGCTGCTGGTAATGACGGAACTTCTGCGACTATTGCTGTTGGGACAGTTACTACTGGTGCTGCTGGTTCAAGTGCTACTATCACTAATTCAGGATCATCAAGTGCTGCAACATTTGATTTTGTAATACCAAAAGGTGATACAGGGCCACAAGGTCCAGCAGGAGATGATGGCGCAGATGGAGCGATCAGTGATGGAGATAA